GCTCTGCAACGACGATAGGATTGAGCAGTGCCCTCATTTAATAGTTTCCAGTGTTGTCGGTTTGAACATGCTGATCGTGATCTCGACGCTGCCGCCCTTCACTATCGGTCCCCACTCCACCAGCATCTTTTTCACCTGGCTGTCGTCCTCCCACACGCCTGCATGCGTCAGCGCATCAAAAAGCGCCTTGTTGTAGTTGTCGATGTCCCGGCGGCGCGCGTCCGGAGGGAATAGGAGGATCTCGACTGCAGCTGGCTCAGTCGACGGCTTCGGCAGGCGGCGCAGCTGCTCGATGATGGCTGCACAGGCCGCACTCTGGTATTTGCGCCCGTCAGCGCTGATGAGATGGCGCCCCTTTAGCGGCCCCTTATTCGGAGCGCGCCAGTAGGTGTTCACGCTCGGGGGAAATGGCAGCGTGAGTTTCATACCGCTACCCCCCGCATCTTCAGAAAGGAGATCGCCTGGCCTCTCGCATGTTCTTCACCGGCCACCAGCGAGCGCAGCAACGAAATCGCTTCATCTTCCGCGCCCAGGCTGTTGATGGAGATACCGCGGCACACGCCCGGTAAAAGGGTAATAGCGCCTTTACGCTGTAAGGATCGCAGTACTTCAGTTGCCGCGTTCGGCGAGGCTGCGCCCATCAGTTCGGCAACTTCCTTTTGCGTCGGCGGGATCCCATGCTCCTTATGGAAAGCCACAATCAGGCTCAGTATTTGCTGCTGGCGGGCGGTTAACAGATTCTTTTTCACACTGCCTCCTCAGAGAATGGCCACGATGTCAGCAGCGTTTTCCCGCGTGCTGGCTTTGCTGGAAATGGAGCGGCGGGCGCTGACGTGATGCAGCGTGAAGCCGTGCTGCTCGTAAAGCTCGATAATCCGTGGCGCAGTCGAGTTGCTGATCACCACCCGCGCGCCGCGCTGATGTGCCGCAACACAGGATTCAGCCAGCGCCACCTGGTCAGCCCATACGAAACCGCCGGCGGCATAGTTCGTGAAACCCGCCGTGCCCGGCAGCGGTTCATAGGGTGGATCGCAGTAAACGACATCACCCTCGCCCGCCAGCGACAGCGTGCGGCGGTAACCTGCGTTCATGAAAACGCAGTTGGGCGCCACAGCAACAAAAGCCAGCAGCTCTTTATCCGGGAAATACGGGCCAGTTTTTTTACCCCAGCCGACGTTGAACTCGCCGGCGCGGTTGTAGCGGATCAGGCCGTTGAAGCAGTGGCGGTTCAGGTAGAGGAAAGCGGCGGCGCGCTCCGGGCCGGTCATCTGCTGCGCGTTGAACGCCTGGCGAACGGTGAAGTAACCCGGCTCGTCACTCATTTCGGTAAACAGCTGGCGCGCCAGCACCGTTACCTTCTCTGGCAATACGGCAAGCATCTGATAGAGGTTAATCAGATCCGGATTGGCATCAGCCAGCAGGAATCTCTCGTGCTTACGGGAGTTGAGAAACACCGAGCCACCACCGACAAACGGCTCAACCAGCCGGGCGCCCGCCGGGATGATGCTATCCAGTTCAGGCATCAGCGAATATTTACCGCCAGCCCATTTCAGGAATGGACGCTGCCATGCGCGCGGCGATAAGTTTGACGCAACGTTTTTGGTTTCAATGCCAGTATCTACAGATTCACATTGCATCAGTTCACCACCCGAAAGCCTGCAGGGCGCTGAGAATAATCAGCGTCGGCATAACTACCCGGGAATAACGGGTCTTGGCGGGAGCCTTTGGCTGCCGGGATTAGCCATGCATCTTCGAAATGACGATCTGGACCAAAGAACGTTCTCGCCTGTTTAACGAATTCGGTACCCGTCTTCCCTGTCTGGCTGACAAACGCCGCATAGCGTTTGAGGCCTTCCAGCATGTCATGTGGTGCGACACCCTCACGAACGCGCGCATCCCACGCTTTCAGAGCCGCACTTTTTGAATTACCGCCTGCACGCTTCGGATATAACGCCCAGGCCTGTTCGAATAAGTTATTAGTGACTGATTCTTTGACTGGTTCAGATAAGTTACTGATTCCGGGTGCAGCTCCTGCACCACTAACCGGTGCAGCATTTACACCACCTGGTGCAGCAGATTCACCCCCTGGCGCAGCAGGTGCACCAGAGGGTGCAGCATTTGCACCAGTGCGCAGATTAAGGGTGTAAACGTTCGTACGGTTCAGGCCGTTGGAGGATTTACGCTCCTCGACGGTCACGAAACCATCTTCAACCAATTTTTTGATATGGTTTTGAACAGAACGCTCTGAAATTTCGCACTGATCTGCGATATAGGGAACGGAGGGCCAGCACTCGCCCTGGTCACTCGCATTATCGGCAAGTTTTATCAGCACGAGCTTGCGGAGTGGATTGCCCACCTTCGCTTTCATGGCTCTTACCATTAATTCCATGCTCATCTGAACCTACCTCAAACTCTCTGTAATCGCGCTTAAAGATATGGAGTGGGCTGAAGCATTCGTGGGGGTAGTCACTCCGCAGATAGATAACGCGACGCGATTCTGGCTCCCACCGTATGACTCGGACGGGGATGCCTCTTCTGTCACGAAACCACCTGTCGACATCCCGCATAATTTTTTCGCCTTCCGGTTAAAAACACCCACGATTCGACTGGCACGACTGTGGTTACAAGACACCCAGCGATTTAGTACTCTGCGCTCATACCGAAACAACGGAGTACCCGGAACGGGCTTCATCCGGAGTTGCGGTAAGCGGCTTTTAGCCGTTAAACTGTTCATGCGTTGGTATCTCCACTACGATCGACACGCCGCGACGCCAGGGGCTGCAACCCGCTGGCGTCATCTTTTTCTGGCAGGCAGTAAACGCGCGAAATAAGATTCAGGAACGTCATCAGCGTGACGCGGAACTGATAGGCGATTTCATTCAGGCTTTGCCACTCGCCGCGTGTAACCACTCCATCATCGATATATTCACGGTAAGCACTCACCAGGCTGCCTAACTGCCCGACTAGCTCAGCCAGCTTCAGGCCAATTTCTTCGTTCTCATCTTCGTAAGTAGCGCCGGGAAGATGGGTGCCATTATCTGTTTCACGAGAAAACGCATCTGCCACGTAGCTGACTCCTGCCGCTTTCTGCAGCGTCATAGCCCAGCCCATCGGGAAGATCTGATCACCACCAGCGCGCAGGCGATTAAACAGCGCATCCTCAGTAACATCGATGATTTCGGCCGCCTCGCTATACCCACCAGGTAGCGCAGCGATAGTCTTGCGGACGGCAGCCACCAGCCAAGCTGGCTGCTTTTCTACTTTCCAGTGCTCATTACCCACTGTTAACCCCTTATTGCTGTGGTGTATTTTGTTCGTATTCATGGCTACTGTTTCGGATAAATATCAGGCCGCAGATCAGACTTGGTGATTGCGCCAGCGGTAATTTCTTCCAGCTTCTTCGCGAGAGAAAATCCCGCTTTTTTGTAGCCATTAAATACAAGACGCAGGTAACCAGGTGTTGAGCGGACATTTACTGCTAATTGAAACTGCTGCTCTTTGGATAAAGAGTCCCAATATTCTTTCATGATATGTACCTCCTGTGTACATATTACACGAATAATATGAACCCACAAGGTACTTGTACCATTAAGGTACACAATGTTTAATTCTGGGATGAAAACGATTCAAGAAATTAGGCGGTTAAACGCCAGAAAGCTGCGTGATGGGGTGGGTGGAAATACTTACTTCGCCACCATGATCGACAGAGAGCCCACCCAAACCAGCAGGTTTATGGGGGAAGGCGCGTCTAAAAATATTGGCGATGCAATGGCGCGTCATATTGAAAAATGCTTCGATTTACCGTTAGGCTGGTTGGATCAGGAGCATCAAACCACTAACGTTGCGAAAAGTCCTGATGTATCAGACACTAATAGAAATATAATATTAGTTCCGGTTATTTCTTGGGTGCAGGCAGGAGCATGGACGGAAGCTGGCTTTGCTGAGGTAGACTTGAGCAGTGTTGAAACTTATCCGTGCCCTGTTCCGTGCGGACCCATGACATATATATTGCGTGTGATTGGTGACTCGATGATCGATGAATACCGGCCTGGCGATATGATTTTTGTTGACCCTGAGATCCCGGCAGTTCACGGCGATGATGTAATAGCGCTCATGCACGATTCGGGTGAAACAACTTTCAAAAGATTGATTGAAGATGGTGGCAGTAAGTACCTGAAAGCTCTTAATCAAAGCTGGCCGGAGCCTTACGTTAAGATAGATGGTAACTGCTCCATAATCGGAACGGTGATCTTCTCTGGTAAGCCGCGAAGGTACTTACAGAAAAATTAATTTTCAACTTAAGCCTGCGAAAGCGGGTTTTTTTATGCTTGACAATGTACCCTGTAGGTACATAATGTACCTTTAAGAAACAACTTACAGTTAAAGTTTGAGACAGGCACACAACAGGAGAGAGCATTGGTTGGAACGCACATAGAAGCTTCGTTGTCCGGGCCAGTGGCTGGGGAAGAATCCAGTACAAACCGACCGGCGGCCAGATCGGTGCCAGGTTACGCAGTGCTCTCCCCGTTGTGGTGAATGCGGCTCAGCGCGCGCGGGACAGTTAACAACGTCTTTA